GCCCGTTTCACCGCCAGGTCTCGCAGACCCTGTTGGTGCTTCATCACCCGTGCTTTCGCCGTCAGGAAGCGCACTTTCAGCGCGTCCGGAACGGCCGACTTCTTGTTCAGCACGTGCGCTCCAATCAGACTCTTCACCTGCTGGAGCTCTCCGTTGGCCAGCCTCATTTCACGGGCTGCCTTACCGAGCTCGACGATGTGTTCTTTCATGAACGCGTCGAACCCTGCCGCATGCTCTGCGGAACGGAACATCTTCTTCCCATCACGGGCACCGATCGCCTTTTGCGCTGCCCACACAGTATCAAGGGTCGGCCTCACAGAAGAGCCAATAGCGGGCCAAGCATGCTTGCCAGGCTTTCCAAAGTGCTCATTACCTCGCTGAGGCCGCCCTCCGCCTCCTTCTCCTTTCCGCGGGGCAGGTCCTCCGAATCGAGCATTCCCTCCAAACGGTCGACCTCCTTCATAAGGCTTTTTACCTGCCGCATCACGGCTTCGAGCTCGTCCCGGTTCCCGCCATCCGATCCGCTGTACCGGCGCGAACGAGTCATCTCGCGAGCGGCCTCGCTTGATCTCGTAGAGTCCCGGGCGCTTACCGCCCTTAATAGCTCGAAGTTTCGAGAGCGTGGCCGCGATCGTATCGCCGGCCCGTCGTAGCTCCTCACTTGCTTGGCGTTTGACCGCCGGTTTTTGCTTGCCATGCATCCCTTCCTGCACAAAATTTAATGTCCCTCCACTGTCTTCTTCCTCGTCGGCCGACGACATAAGGTCTGGTAAAAAATGGACCCAGCCCTCAAGCCCCCTCCACATGTGGCCTACCGTCGTTCTCGTTGGGTAACAAGATCGAACAGCCTCGCGCACACTTGATTCGGGTGCTTCTGACAGAACGTGCCTCAATAGGTCTTTCACACTGGCAAACAAGCCTTCATCTGCGTAGCTCAGGTAGAGCAGTGACAACAACTTAGTAATCGTAGCGTCGGGTTTCTTCACCCCTTGATCAAAGAGCATTCCTGCAATAATTCGTTCCCGCACGTAGCGTGGAATATATGCTGATCCCTCTTGACAAACTTGCGCTCCTAAAAACCGGTGTCCAACTACACTCCCACTCGCAAAGAAGTACTTGACGTCGAGCCCAAACTTTTTCTTCAGTTTATTCTTGACCCACGTCTCATCTGCTACTAAGGAAAAGTCCGCACTCAGCGAACCCAACGCATCGTCTCCGTAGAGAGCAAATTCGTTGATCCTTATTTCGTCCGCATCTGGCAGACGACCCATCTTCTCCTGAAAAGCCCACACCAGCAGGCTTACGACGATGAAAAGATGCATCACACAGTTGTCTGGAGTGGTACTTCCCTGACCGGAATCATTACCCCAATCCTTCCAAACAATATCGCCGTTGGGCAGCAGTATGTACGAACCAGTCGTATGCTCAATTGTCCATTGCATCGCACTGGCCCACAAATCTTCAAGGCCTCTCGCCTTGTCTGCTGCGCTTACACTGAGATACTTTCTCCTCAGCTTATACACTTCTCCCATCAGCGGAATCTTCTTATCCCACCTCGTGATGTCCCACTCAACAGTGGCGAAATAGTCCTCGACACTCATTAGTCTCTGGCACATCGCATTAAAGCCCCCTCTTTGGTAGGCTATGCCATAAGCAATCCATCCATGCATCTTCATACGGTCATTCTGGTCTTTAAACAGCGCCAGTTGCCAATATAACAAGATGAGGTCAGGTATCACAAACAGCCGGATTTTCTTTGCCAAGATCTCCTTCAATTCGAGGAATTCTACTTTCGGCGCCACGGTCCCCACAGGGACGTGGTCTTTGAACGACAACACAAGCGGTATCCATCCCGGTCGGCTCAGAGCCTGTTCCTTTCGTCGGAATCCATGCTCCTTGAGTGCTGCTCCAACAGAAGTCTTACGCACCATCTCATAGCCGGCCGCAAACCGCACCTCGCCCTCCAGGGCGAAAGACATCATCGTCTCCACCGTATCGCTGATGTAGCCCCAGGCCGGATCACGTGAATACTCCGTCACTTTTTCGCACTCCCATTTGGAGATCGCGTTATTCACATTTTCAGCTCTCGGCACCACCACTGCGTACTGTTTAGCTTTTTCAAGTAATTCGCTGGCCATTTCCCCAGCCTGGTTCAGCAACCATTGCTTCGCGTAACGGCACTCTGTCGCCGTCATCATCAAGCCACTGCCGAACGTTACGCGTCGAACGCAGCGGCCGATACTTTTAAATGTCTGTACG